GACGGCACCATCGCCAACATCGACCACCGCCTTCACTACCTCTCTCGGGAGAACATAGATTGGACCGGGTCCGAATCCCAGTGCGAGTACGACCTACCCATTCCCGCGACAGTAGCGATGCTGCGCGCCCTGTCCCAGAGCGGAAAACAAATTTGGTTGTGGACAGGAAGAACAGTTGGTGTCGAAGCCATGACCAAAATCTGGCTGGAACGCCACTCAATCCCGTACCACCAACTCCTGATGCGCCCCGAGGGAACTTTCCTGAGCGCCGCCAGTCTGAAGAAGAGGTGGCTCAACGACTCCCCCGTTCCCAAAGAACGAGTTATCTGCGCATTCGAAGACGAGCCCCGAATCGTAGAGATGCTGACCGGTGAGGGCCTAACCGTCTTCCACGTCCGCCGACCTGAACCGGAGTTCGAATGAGGAGAAGTCCTATGTCACGCTGGACTTGTATTTGCCAAGACTGCGGAGAAGAGATTGAGCCAGAGTTGGAGGAGAACGAACGCCTCAATGAACACGGCACCGAGATAACTTATTGGGTTCCCGTCTGCCCGGAGTGCGGATGGCAACTCGACGAGGACCAGTCGATGGATTGGTTTGCGCAACAACGCAAGGAGGGAAATTAGATGTTCGAAGATTTATATGAAGGGCAACCGCCCTCACGCCACCTCGACGTGAAGTGGCACGGCGATGACAAGTGGAACTTGTTCGACTGCGAGGGGCATCCAATGGTGCTTCTCTTCACAGGTAACTCCGTCGAAGAGTGCGACTCCTGGCTCATCACCAACAGACCTGATGTTGACTTCGTCTACATCGAGAAGGGGCAATCATGATCGTCTGCTACAAGTACCCGGCGCCTGAGTTCCGCACCGCCCCCGAGGAGCCCAAGCCCAAGCACCGTGCTGGCCTCGACCCCGAGGAAGTAGATTGGGAAGCGCACAAAGCATTTATGAGAGGAGAAGGGTGATGCCATGCTCTGACAACGGGCAAGATGAGCACGAGAACAAGTTGATGTACGGTCTCGATATTTCCAGTGCCGACCTAGCAGCAGCAGTGGCTTGCGAAGTCTTACACAAAGCTGCCGAGGCTGGCCTCATCCCCCAGTGTAGTAAGACCGTTCAACTCTGGTGGAAGAACCACCAAGCCCGCGACGAGGAACGCCGCAAGACGGGATGGCCCCTTAAACACAGGAACTTACCATGATCTTTTACAAACACGAATGTGTAGATAACGACCTGTCTAGGGCAGGCGTCTATACAGCCTTCATCACCTACGATGCCCGGACCCATGAGACGGCCTTCTTCAATGTCGTCTCTCGTGGAGAGTCCCCCGAAGACGGCGACATAGTTCCCTTCACCAAGCACCAGGTGGCCGTAGTCGAACGCCGCTACCTCGACTGGTGCGCTGCTCACCCCGACAAGGCTGTCGCCGCAGTAGGCGGGGCCGTGGTCCACTTCAACCGCGAAGCATACGAAGACTTCATGAGGTCGCTATGACTCAATGGGCAACGAATCCCTATACCCCCTACGGGGCGCAGATGGCTTCCCCCCACAACATCCAAGTGGGGGATCGCTTCCATTACGACGACACCTCCATCAATCCCAACACCGCCGACATCTTCGAGGGGGAGGTGATATCGGTGATGAGTGCGGATGTCTTCCGTGCCAAGATCACTTCGCGGCAGGCGCAGAGTTTCTATGGAGGAACCGAGGTCTCACTGTCCTCGGCCAGCCGCTACATCACGTGGTACGCCAGTCTACTGGCGCCGCCTCTGCAAACGTCTCGGGAACTGCCCAACGGCTTCGACTACGACGCCCACAAAGACTTTATGAGGAACCTCTGATGTCGTTTCGCCCTGAAGGTCCACTTGATGCCCGGATCATGGTCATCTCGGATGCCCCAGATTTCGACAGGAAGGGGGTGCCACGCCCTTTTGGGCAGAACCCTGGGGAGTTGCTAGGGCGCATGCTTGCGGAGGCCGGGATAGCCGTTTCCTCGTGCTTCGTGACGAGCGCCGTGCGTGAACGTCCGCCGGGGAATAAGATCGAGTTGTGGGCGCCCCCCACAAAAAAGGGGCAGACCGAGTTGGCTGGCTCCGAAAACGGCGTCGAGTGCCAAGGCCGCATCGTTCACCGCTACATCAAGGAAGGCTATGAAAAGCTCCAAGAGGAAATCGCCCTCGTTCAACCCCGGCTCATTATTGCGCTGGGTAATACTGCTCTTTGGGCTCTTACTGGCCTCGTTTCTGTTTCTAAGTGGCGTGGAAGCACTCTTACTGTGCCTTCCCTTCCAGGGGTAACAATTGTTCCTACTCTGCACCCTGCCTCTGTCCTACGCCAGTGGTCTACACGCCCCATCGTCGTGCAAGACTTGCGGAGGGCCGCACAAGCCGCAACTATCCCTCCTGTTAAGCCCGCATGGAGGTTTGCTATACGACCTTCATTGCAGCAGGTGCGAGAAACGATGGCGAATCTGGAAGCCACGCTTGATGCAGCTACCGCCCCCCTCGTCCTCTCGACCGACATAGAAACTCGCGCCCAGCACATCACTTGCTTGGGCATTGCCTGGAGCAAGCTCGATGCCATTTGCATCCCATTCCTCTCTGTCGACCGTCCAGACGGCTATTGGTCACAGGACGATGAGGCTGAGATTGTCTACCTTCTCTATCGGGTTCTCACGCACCGTAACGCATTGGTCATCGGACAAAACTTCATCTACGACACTCAGTATATTCTGCGGCATTGGGGATTCGTACCACGCTTTGGGCGTGACACTATGGTCGCCTTCCACGTTTGCTTTCCGGGAATGCCGAAGTCCCTCGACCATATCGCGTCGATGACTAACGAGTGGTACGTGTATTGGAAGGATGATGGCAAGGAATGGGACAAAGGAGCAGACCAAGATGAAGATCGTTATTGGACGTACAACTGTGAGGACTGCGTTCGGACTTATGAGGCCGATGAAGTTCTTCAGACCGTTGTGGATAAGATGGGACTGCGTGGACCACACGACTTTCAGCAGAAGCTATTCTATCCAGTGCTGCGTACTATGGTTCGGGGTGTACGCATCGATAAGGCACGACAGACTGCAATGCGAGCGAGGCTGAACCACCATGCGAAGGAATGTATCCAGGCTATCGAGCAGATGGTGGGGTGGCCGCTCAACCCTAAGTCGCCCAAGCAAATGCAGAAGTTCTTCTACGAAGAGCTTGGCTTACCGGTCCAGAAGAAACGCGGTTCTATCGGTCCATCGTGTGACGACGCAGCGCTTGATACGTTCCGCGCAAAAGTTCCATACCTCCGACCGCTGGTTGATGCTATCAAAGAGTTTCGCTCTTGTGAAACCGTCGCAGCGAACGCGTTGAAGGCAGGAGCAATAGGCCATGATGGAAGAGTCCACTGCTCCTACAACATAACTGGAACAACTACGTTCCGTTTCTCGTCCTCTACGGACGCCTTTGGTAGCGGGTATAACCTGCAAAACATTACTGCTGGAGATGAATGATGTCAGTACGTGACGGTGTCAACAAGTTTGTGTCGGTGTGCTTTAAGGCTTCCTACAATGCTGGATGGTGGACGGACTTGAAGACGGGCGAGAACCTCTGCGCCCCGGAGAACCTCAAGAAGTATCGCATCGTGCAGGAGAAGCTGTGCCTCATCCACTCGGAGGTTAGCGAGGGGCTCGAAGGTTATCGCAAGAACCTGATGGACGACAAGCTCCCGCACCGGACGATGCTGGAAGTGGAACTGGCTGATGCCATGATTCGCATTGGCGACTTGGCCGGTGCCCTCGACCTCGACTTAGGTGGCGCCATCGAAGAGAAGCTGGCCTTCAACGCAGTCCGCCCCGACCACAAGGTCGAGAACCGTGCTGCTGAAGGCGGCAAAGCTTTCTAAGGAGACCGCCATGCCGAAAGCCTCAACCCGGACCTCGGCTGGCGCGTACTTCTCGCGCTGGCTGAAGAAGTTCCGACTTGACTACAACTACACCGTATCGGGGCTCACCGATGTCACCGGCATAGCGGAGCGGTCCCTGCACGCCTACGAGGGCAATGAATTCGACCCCACCCTTAAGCACCTTATTGTGCTTAGCGTCTTCAGTGGGGTTTCGATTCCTGATATGGTAGGGGTCCGAATCACCGGCCTACCCCCCAAGATGGGAGGTGTGCGCTACAACTACCGCACCGGGGACTGGACCGCCAAGTTCGTAAGCGGCACCAAGGGGGGCAACGCTTACCTGGGCCACTTCACCACTGAGCAGCAAGCCCTAGACGCCATTCAAAAGCAACGGAGAATTCACAGTGGCAATCCCAAACTGCCGAGAGATGTTCATACCGGACAATGGACGGGAGATGTTCGACCTGGACTTGGACTCAGCGGACCTGAGAATAGTGACGTGGGAGTCGAACTGCCGGGGGATGAAAGACCTGTTCGCGGCAGGAGTAAAGCCTTACGTAGCCGTCGCGCAGGAGTATTACCACGACCCGTCGATCACGAAGTCCCACCCGGCCTACCAAGTCTTCAAGAAGCTGTGCCACGGGACCAACTACATGGGGAAGCCCCCTACGATAGCCGGACAGTGTGGCCTTTTGGTCAACGATGTGACACGGATTCAGAAGTGGTACTTCGAGAAGTTCCCGGAAATTAAGCAGTGGCAAGAGCGCCTCACTAAGAAAGCGGAGCGCACTGCCACGATGGAGAATGCTTTCGGCTATCGGCGCAGGTGGTTCGACCGGGTCGAGGGCAACATCATCAACGAAATGGTGGCATGGATTCCCCAATCCACCGTAGCCATCATCATCAACCACGCCTACACAAACATCGATGCGAACCTACCTGATGTGGATATATTGCTTCAAGTACACGACTCTCTTACTGGGCAGTTTCCGCTGGAAGATCGTGAGAAGCATATCGCGGATATCACCCGCGAAAGTACCATTGTCGTTCCTTACCCTGATCCTCTTATCGTCCCTGTTGGCCTGAAGCTATCGACGGATAGTTGGGGGCGTTGCAAATGAGAAAGCTAGATAACTGGCTCGACGAGTTCGTGCGCTACGGACAGGTCGGGGAAGCACCGGATCACCTCCTCTTCTGGACGGGGGTGTCTACTATTGCAGGCGCATTGGGGAGGAAGGTATGGCTAGAGCAGGGATTGTTTCGTTGGTACGCAAACTTCTACGTGGTCCTCGTTGCTCCCCCTGGGATCATCTCGAAGACAACGTGTGCTGGTATCGGTGTGAAGTTGCTGCGCCAAGTGGACGAGGTGTTCTTCGGGCCGAATGTCGTTACGTGGCAAGCATTGGTTTCGTCCTTCAAGAAAGCGAACTCAGTTACCGAGGAGGGTCATGGCGAGTCTATTGAGACCCATTCACTCAACATTTTTTCTGGGGAGTTTGGAAACCTGCTGACCCCGAACGACCGGGAGATGATGGACATGCTGGTGTCCCTATGGGACTGCGCATCGATCTACAAGGAGACGAAGAAGGATGGCGCTGAGTCGATTGAGAACACCTTTCTCAACCTGATTGCATGCACTACGCCCGGGTGGATTAGCGGCAACATCCCCCCGTACATGATCGAGGGCGGGTTGGTGAGCCGTATCATCTGGGTCTATGGGGAAGAGAAGCGGAAGCTGGTTGCCTACCCCGGCTTAGCCTTCAACACGGCGGCAAGTGAGATGCGCAGGCAGGAGATTCGCCTCGTCGAGGACCTCCGTGCTATCTCCAAACTGAAGGGCGAGTTCGGCATGACGGAGGAGGCTATCGCTTGGGGCGAGGAGTGGTATCAGGCCCACTACTTCCTCCACAAGAAGGGCGCCGATGACGCACGCTTCGGGGGCTACCTCGCCCGGAAGCAAACCCATATCCACAAGCTGGCGATGATCCTATCCGCCGCCCGTGGCGATTCCATGCTCATCACCGTCGAGGACCTACAAAATGCTGAGACCCATATCACCGCGCTGGAAGCCAGCCTGCCGCAAATCTTCGACCGCATTGGGAAATCTGAGACATCATCGCAGACTGATCGACTACTCTCATTTATCGGGCAACATGCGCAAGGAGTGCCGATGGCTACGGCTTATCAGCATGTACACAACTACTTCCCCAAGCTTGATGATTTCCAAGCGGTGGTCAAAGGGCTTAAAGCTGCGGGTATGGTGAAGCAGAGGGTTGAAGGAGGAACAATCCTCCTCCACCTTTAGAGAGCGGCGATGAAGAAGAGGCGGTTCGTCCACCCCTTCCCGTAATTCGCCCACACCCCTAGACCTTCGAGGTGCTGAAGATGCAACGTGAGATATTCGTGATAGCGGGTGGTATCGAAACTGCGCAACGCTGTGAGCGTTTGTGGCCCAAATACCCCATCGACCGGCACACCTACAAGCTGCTGGAGCAACTTAACCGCCGCTGTCCCCCCACTCATGACACAGGCATTGAAGTACCAAAGGTCAAGGTGTGCTGGCATCTGCCCACATTGCCATTTCAGCCAGTAGTCTTGGTAGTAGATGGCCGACGCCTGAGCCTCGGTGAGGTTGGCGATATCGAGGTTCGGATAGGAAGCCTTCGAGATGCCGAAGTTGGTCTCACCTCCGGGGTCCGAGGGGTCATTCACATACCCCCCTTCCAGTTCGAGGATGAATGGTACACAGTAGTCAAAGTTGATATTGCACATGACTAGCCCTTGTTGGTGATGGCGCGGTAGACCTCGATGGCCGCCGCTGCCGCCGCTACGATCCAGCCCCCGGCCTTGGCGAACAAGAGGGCGGTGCGCCCCAAGGAGACCACGTCAAGAACCCGATCCAACTTCTGGTCCAGGCTCTTGCACTCGGCCTCCACCTTCTGCTCTAGCGCAAAGACTCGCTGCTCTAGTTGCCGTAACTGTTCCATCATGGCCCCTTACGGTTGGAGGTATTCGATACGGAAGTTGGTGGAGATTCCGCTGGCGGCGACCGTGCAGGTCCCGGCTGGGCTGATGAAGGCGCGGACGGAGAGGGACTGTCCCGCTGTCAGCGCCGTCAATATATCCACCGAGACCGTGTTGATGTAGGCAACGCCCGCCGACTGGTTCTCTGATAGCTCTCCTATCGCGACAGCACCGCCCGCCGCTTGAATGATAACCTCCAAGACCGCAGGGGTAACCGCCGCTGTGGGGACATTACTCAGTAGCAACGTAGCCGACACCCGGTACAATCCACCCCACGGAGCGGTGTAGACTTCGGTGCCCGTGTTGTACGCGGAGAAGTTGTCGTACTCGACGGTATTAAACGCCACCGCAGTTTGAGTATTGGCCGAGATGGTTTGCGGCGTGCTGAGGCTAACCATTGTCAGGGGGCGATTCCCCGGCAACTCGGGTTGCCCTTGGAAGATGTGTCCCATTATTGCGACTCCAGCCCGCTGACCGTTAGGGACAGCCCGGTAGCAGAGGCGGCGGTTGTTATCGTATCCCCAGCATTCAACACCAGGGTCCCCGTCCACGTCATAGTTTGATTGGGTGGGATGGGGGTAAGGACGAAGATGGGCGACCCTACCGGAGCGCTGAGACTGAAGTTGACGGAGATGGTATTGGGATTCGCCACCGTGATGCACTTCACCACATCCTGCCTGGAGGCAGGAACCGTGTACTGCACCGTTGAAGCCACAACAACCGACACGTTGACCTGCCGGATATATTGAACAATCGTGAAGGCCATGCTGGCTCCTTAGAGAGGCACGAGAACAGAACAGATAAGCAACAGATCGTCCGGTGCAATCTTGCTGTCCGGTGTCGATGGCTTGTAGATGGCGCCCGAGTCAATCAACCCTGCTGTCACCAGTTGCGAACAGAACCAGTTCGAGGGATTGGACCAAGCGGCGCCGAAGAAGAAGGCGAGGATGGCGAGTTGATTGTACTCGCGCCCGACTTGCTTCATCAAGAACGCGTAGTACTCTTGCTCAACCGCATTACTCACCGGCAGGACCACACGGCGAGTCTGGTAGTCAAGCACGTAATCGGCGGGGCGAATCTGCACCCCTTTGGGAACACCCATCACAACGTCGCTGCGGGCGCCAAGCAATCTCCCATCCGGGAGGACAGTGTCGACGTGGCTGTAGAGGCCGTGGTCGAACCACCTTATCAATTGGGAACCGAAGTCCCCGTTCGAGGTGAATTGGAGAGTGATGGCGCCCATAGCTTTAGGTTGCGGAGCCGGTGATGGTTGCGGCGACTTGAGCCGGGGTGGCCGGGGTCGTCAGCTTGGCGCCGAGGTTCGTCCAGATGGCGGACACGAGGGCCGCAGCAGAGGTAACTGCCGTGCCTTCGAGGTTGGGCAGAGCCGCCGTCAAAGCAGCCACCGCAGCAGCACCCTTGATAGGCGCCGACAGCGGATTCAGCCACGCTTGCGGATTGGCTTCGATGTCAGCCAGGGTCGCCACGACGATGGGATTGATAGCCTGGAAGGCTTCGTTCCCAAACAGCGTTGCCAGTTGTTCAAACACGGTAGATGCAGTATCGGTAGATGTGGTCATGATTTCCTCAATTGGAAGGAGGTGGGGGTAACACCTGTACAGTAGGCACAGGATCGGGGCTCTGCTTGCCGACGAGGTGCACAGCTAACCCCACCAGCACGTACTTGATGAAGTCGATGAGGTCGCCCGATAAGGCTACATGCGCCACGTCGAGATAGACCCACACCCCGAAGAGGATAAGGCCGACCGCAAACTTCAGGTAAAGCAATTGAAGACTGTTGCTCATTTTACTCTCCTGTGCTAGGCACGCGGAATTATATCACTGGGACAGGAATCCAGTGTAGATGCCCAGTTGGTGGGTGTAGGAGAGGGAGTCGGTCACCACGCCCGTTACCGTGAGGTTGCCGCCCACCGTCTCGCTGCCCGTCACGGCCAAGTTCCCCGTGACCGTAGTCGTGGGAGGAGGCCCTGCCGAGAAGGAGATGTTGGTGGTCGCCGCCTGTACCCCCGTGATAGCCTGCCACGCTTGGTAAATCCAGTCCGTGAAACTCCCCAGTCCCGTCAACTGCTGGGTCGGTGGTTGCTGCAACGGTTGTGCCATTAGAAACTCCACTCCTTAGCAAATCCCATAGCCTTCAAATCCTTGATATGCCCCTCACAACGATCACCAATATCATGACGATAGGCGGGACTATTAGGAATCTCCAACTGTTTAACCACACGGTACGCATCATCCTTAGCATCGCTGACAGATGCACCAGTACCAACCACAACAAGAGGCCACTCCCCCGCAGTGCAGAATAAATCTCGTGCTTCCCATTTTCCATTCTCGAAGACCTCATGCTCCTTCGCCATGACCTCCACGAGGTGGACGTTCTTCCAGTTCTTGTGGTCGATGCCGAAGAGCGGGATGCCGTCGACTTCCTCGTGGGGGATGTGGCAGTGCGGGAAGGAGGGTCCGACTATGCACACCCCGATGCAATGGTCATATGATACGCGAAGAGAGTCTTTCCCGTGGACGAGGTCGTAAATCCATGTGGCCGGGTCGCCCTTGTGGAGGTGCTGGTTCAGGTAGAAGGCGGGCCAACCGCAGCGCATGGTGAATTCCAGGGGCCACGGCACCCCTTTCTCATCGATCATCACCGATACGTCGATGTTGCCGCAAAACTTGATGGCCTTGAGAGCTTGCTCTAAGGGGCGGAGGACCATGTCTCCAAGCGTGCTGTGGTCGACGTACTTCATTGCCGTTCCCATTTCGCCTGTATTCATTCCGATGTCGTGGGCAAAGAGCTTCTTGTGTTCGAAATTTTCTTCGGTCACGCTACTAAAGCCGTGCGGCCCAAACCACGCACCACAGGCAAACTCCACCCCCTTCATCTTGTCCTGAAGGATGAAGTCCTGCTTAGCTGACCCATAAACCTTCTGCGCCCGCTTCATCATAGCTACCAGATCGTCAGGCCCCTTCCCGACATAGCTAAGAGCGCGGTCAGCATCACCAATAGGCTTGCAAGCAAACTCACCGTTACTAGATTTGATATGGGCAATCGCATCATCGTAAGACGAGAAACGGGTATATGGAAGCACCTTAATGCCGTGATCCTCAAGCACCTGCTGACCCACGCACCGGTCGAGTTCCCAAGCCGCAGCGGCCTTGTTGGCCCCGAATATCGGGTAGCCCTTCGCATAATAGTCCTCCATCTCCCAGCCATACTTGGCTGATGCAGTACACATGATGAGGTCAGCCCAGCGCATCCACTGGCGCCAATCCTTAACCCGGTTCGTCAGGCCCATGCCGATGTTAGGCCGCTTACCCGGAGAGAGGTAGTGCTTAACATCATGGCCTGCCGCCTGACTCCTGACGCAGAAGTCCACCCCCGTCCCATACACATCAATCATTAGAATCTTCATTGCGCATCCCTCTTCGCATCAGCCCGTGCATTGGCCTTGTTCGTCCGTTCTAACCACTTCTGCGTTTTCTCGACCTGTTCCCGGCTGGGATTATTAATCCCAAACTGTTGCAAGATAATCTGCTTAACAGACTTCTTGCCCGAGTTATACGACTGCACCAACGCCAACGGCGCCAGTTGCTTCTCCAGATACTTATCCAACCCAGTCCCGCCGCTACCATAAATCTTCTTACCCGTGAACGAGTCCTTGTCGCTTGCCAATTCCCCGGCCATCTTAAACGCAGGGCTAGACGGGAACGCCGTCCCCATGATCTGGGTAGCATCCTTCTTCCCTACGAAAGCATCGTGGACAAGGGTAGGGATAGTAGCAGGGCCATAGCGAGTCGCAGTGGCGTTCGGATTCCCTGTGACAGTCGCGGCCATCTTGTCCATAATATGCGGATAAACGAAGAAGGAAATGAAAGCAGTCGCAGCGATCTGATCCAAAGCCTTAGCTCGTTGAAGGGCATTAAGTCCCTTGTCGGTTCGAGTAAGGTCAGTAAGCATATGGCCGTAAGAAGCCATACGGCCATAGTCGTAACGTCCAAAAGCAGCGATGGCCGGATTACGGAGCGCAAGACTAAGACCACGACTGCCAAGCACTCGATTGGGAACACGATAGTTCGGCACGTGCTTTTCCACGTCCGCCACTGCCTCTGCCACTGTATACCCCGCACGTTCCTTCTCCAAGTAGGCTTGCATCATGATGACATCGTTGGTGAACCAGAGCGACTTACGGGATGTGCCGTAGACGGCCTTGACCCATGCGGCGGGGTTGGCGTAGCCGAATGACTTTGCCAACGAGCCCGCTGCCGGATCGGAGCCGACCTTCTTCAACACCGTCTCGAAGAAGTCATTCGTGTAGACACTCGGGTACATCAACCCCGCACCTTCATTCAGGTACTTCATGTAATTGTGGTCCTTATTCCAGACTGCTTTCCATGCGTCGACAGTGGTGGTGGTCAGGTTCGGGTTCAACGCCCTGCCTGCCTCTTTGCCCAGCGCCACCACATTGCCCACCAGCCCCTTCGCCACGACCGAGTGCGTCAGCACGTTCATGATGTGAGTGAGCGGGTTGAAGAATAGACTCCCCACCACAAACCGAGTCAACTTCCCAAGCCTGTCGACAAGATCACCGTGTACCGTGCCCTTAAAGTCTTCAAAAGTTTCCGCCATCTGCGGATGCATCTTCCACCCTTCGAACTGACGCGTCCCTGGCATGTCAACAGTACGCCAGTCTGCGGGCGCGGCCGACGTTGCAGGCCTTGCCATTTGCAGGAACTCAGGCGTGGTCTTAATGTTCTCAATCGCTTGCGCATTGATGAGGGCCTTCTGCATGTCGACGTTCGCTTGGACAACAGCAGCAACCGGGTCCTTGTGGTATCGAGAGTTGGTGTTGGCCTCGATTTCCTTGACGGTTGCATCGCCTTTCTTTGCCCACGTTGCACCTTGAACTGCGACTCCACCTTTGCCATCTTCGACTCCACTCGCAATGCGCTGGTTGTTCTTATAGAGGATGACCCGATCCGTCTGCGGGTCCGTGACACCGATGAGTCGGTCGCCGCCAGGGGACTCGACAGCGAAGGTCGTCCGCTCCTTCAACTCGGGCGCACCAGTCGCCAGTGTCTTGGGCTTAGTCTTGACATCCATAGGCGCATCGAAGTCCCCGAAGAGACCTCGTGTCGGCTTATCCATCGGGCGCCGGGTTATGTAGTTCGCTTGGTCCGGTCCCACGTCGATGCCGTAGTCGTTCTTGAGCCGGTCTCGGAGGAGCGCCGTCTTTTTAGCCACCGGATCAAGCACGTTTTTCTTCCAAGCAAGCGCATCCGGCGAGAGTTTAGACGTGTCCCCACTATCATAGGCATGGAAGATGTCCTCCTTGATGGCGGCGTAGTTGGCGGGAAGTTGCTGGTCGACACTCGCCATCCACTTGGTCATGATGGCGTCAGTCTTTCCCTCAGCCCGAGCGAGTTGATGGCTCACGTGTCGAGCCGATTGCCCCGCAACCATATTGGCATGTGCCGTGTCTTGGGCACCGAGCAGGAACTTCGCCACCGGGTCGAGCGCATCCTGAAGAGTCTTGCTCCGGGTCAGCCCAACAGGCGCAGCCATCTGCGTGATCGTATCAATCGTCGGGTCCCACTTCGATGGAATGCCCAGTTGATGGGCTACCTGTTTGGTAGGGTCTCCCAGCAATCCCTGAGTCACACTCGTCACCGGAGAGAAAGGCAGACCCAGCGCATCAAGAGCGGTATGAAAAGCCCCCTTGATGGAAGGCTTCTGCACCAACTTCCCGATGTCACTGAACAAAGTCTTGGCATCCTGCGCCATGAGGTCCACTGCCCTGTCTGCCGGATGCATAATGGCGTAGAGCGGGTCTCCAGGCTGGGTCTCCCCCTCGTGGAAGAAACCGGCTTGTGCCAGTAACGGATGCTCCTTCGAATCCTTCTGCGCCTGTTGCATCTGCTGTTGCTTCTGTTCGACGGGGCTAGGCTTCTGCGCAGCGGCAGGAGGCGTAGGCCCCTTCGACAGCGACGATAGAGCAGGAGGTGCATCATCCCCGAACAAGGCGGATGCCGGTGGCTTCCACTTAGTCATCAGACCGTTGACGTAGTTCTTGGTCTCGTGGTTATCGAGGTTGCCGTTAGGCCCTGCGTTGTAACGAGCGAGTCCCTTGGCGACATCGCCACCTGAGAGGTCGATCATCTTCTTCAGGTAGGGGGCACCAGCATCCGGGTTCTTAGGGTCGAACGGAGCCAGCCCAAAGCCTGGACTCTTCGCAGTCGAGGGCATCACCTGACTCGCCCCCACCGCACCCTTCTTCGAGACGGCGTCATTCCGGGTGTTGCTCTCCTGCTCCTTCACCAAAGGCCACAGCCCCTTAGGCAACCCAGCCGCCTCACCCGGATCGGGCGGCGGACCAAACACATCGTTAGCGGTAGGCAGTGCTTGTGCCATTATTGAACCCACCCTTGTTTACGTGCATAGGCGATAGCATCATCTCGGCTGATCTTCTTGTCCTTGACGGCTTGCTGGAGAGAGAGGACCGAGTCGAACTTGCCTGCGGTTGCGGCAGGCGGCAACGGCTTACCCTGTGCTTGCGGGCCTGCTTTGGGCTGAACCTTCGGCGGGATGTGGGAGTACTGAGGATCGCTGCCGAACATGCCATTGCCGCCCGGAACAGAAGGCTTGAACAGCCCTTCCTTATCCATCTGCTGCATCGTCTCTTCCAGCGCTTGGTCGTAGTCCTCGGGCTCGTAGGTCGAGCCTGCGGGAGCATCCTTCAAGTCCTGAGACAACTTCAACTTCGTCCGCTGCGCCGCCATCGTGGCTACCGTATCGCGGAGGTTAGTCGGCATGTTGGCCGTGCGGTCATCGGTTGCGAAGACGCCCTTGGCCGCATCGAGTTCCGGCTTCTGCACCTTGGCCGCATTCGCCGCCTGACGAGCCGTGTCCCCGAGCTTGTGCATGTCGAGTCCTTCCTGCGCCCGCTGGTCCCGAATGGCGTCCTCACCCACCTTATGATGTTGCATGAACTCCGCATCCTGGGTGCGCTTCTGCTCAAGGTTGAGCTTCTGGATGCTGATGCCAAGGCCCTGGTCGAGTTGAGACAGGCGAGCACTGCGGTAGGAGTTCAATCCCTTGTAGGCTTGCTCCTTATCGGAGGCCGTGGTCTGCTGGGCGGCGGTCATCGTCGACTTGGCGATCTGCTGAAGCTTGGGCGCATCCTGCTGATAGTCACCCGTCAGGTTCAACGTCGAGATATCCACACCCGCCGCCTGGAGTTCCGGCAGTGCAGCGTTGTAAGCCTCTTGCGAATCAACCGCGCTGAGGATGCCTCCTACCGCCTTCATCTTGTTCTGCTGGTTGGACTGCTGGAGCTTGCTAGTCTCGGCGGCACGATACCCCGCCATCGAGATAGACGACAGCAGAGAGCCCGCCTCCTTGACATTGCCCGTCTTGAACATCAGACCAGCGGTTGCCTGAAGTTTAGGCAGCATGTCGGGCGTTGGGTTGGATGCCGCATCGGTTGCCGTCAATCCCGCGCCGGGTCCCCAAATCTGCTGCATGCCATCCTGCATCGACTTCTGATTTGCCAACTCCACCTTAGCGGCCTCGTTGGTTGTCTTCAGATAGTCGGTGCGTGCCTTCTCCTGCTCCGCTTGGATGGGCGCCGAGTAGCCTCGGAATGCAATATCAAACAAAGAATCAGCCATGCTTAGTCACCTCCTCCAGAACCACCACCTTCCCCACCATCTCCACCGCCGTCACCACCATCGCCGCCATCTCCTTGCCCACCGCCGTAGGAGCCTACTCCTGTGCCTGCGCCGGGACCGCCGAGGGCGCCGGAGTCTGTTCCTTGTCCGCTGCTGGCCGCGCCTTCAGCATTGGCGCCCGAGTCCGCCGACTGGCCGGGGCCTGCGAAGCCTGCCGTGTTGGCACCGACTCCAGCGACACCAGATGTGGCACCGAGGGCCGCAGCGTTGGCATTGGTCTGCCCCGCCGACATTGCGTTCGAGTCGCCGCCTGGAGCGTTCTTGACTGCTGTCTTGACGCCGAGGCTGAGGGCGAGCCCGACGATACCGCCAATCGGCCCACCGATAAGGCCCCCAATTGCCATGCTCCCGATCTGGCCCATTATACCGCCCATGACCGAGCCGAGAGCGCTTGAATCGCCGCCAAACTGGCTGGAAGCTGTCCCCCCTACTCCTGCACCATGCCCGCTGCCAGCAGCCCCGCCACCGCTGCCCTGGTTGGCTGAGCCGCCCTTGCCGTTCACAGCGGACCCCGCCGACTGAGTTCCCCCCAACGCCGTAGTCAGAAGGTTCCCCAGGTTCGAGTTCACCTGATTGGAGTTGTACCCATTCCCCCCATACAGCGCCTTCAAGTTCTGTATCGAGGCGAGGGGGTTAGCACTGGGGTCGTTCTGCTTGACGCTCAGGGCTTGTGTCAGAAAGTTATCCATCACAGCCCCAAGAGAGCGCTCAACCCATCACTCACGCCGGAGTCAGTACCGCCCGACAGGAGGGACTCGAAGCCGCCACTTGCAGAAGAGCCGAGGGAACTATCCAGCCCATCCACTGTCAGACCGCTCAATGCCCCCTGAGCGGAGCCACTGCCGAAGAGACTGGACAGGCTGTCAGAGATGCCGGAGGAGTTGCCGCCGAAAAGGCTGGACAACAAGCTGCCTGCGCTGCTGCCCAAAGCGGACCCTGCTCCCGTGATACCGGCGCCGATGTTGCCGAGTGCGGTGTTCGTGTTGGCGAACTGGCCCGAGAGAATCTGCCCCGCTGCTCCCGGCGAACCTGTGGTAGCCCCGCTCAACTGGCCCAAGGAACTCAACAACCCCTGATTGGCATTGTTGATGTTGCCAGTCGAGGCGTTGTAGAGGGACCCTGCTCCGCTGATCTGGCTCATGAGGTTGCTGGCCGTGTCCTGCTGATTCGTGACAGCGGCGCTGTTGAACCCCATCTCGTTCTGCTCTTGTTGTTGGAGCAAGGAGGCTTCACCTTGGTTCTGCGCCAACCCTTGGTTGAAGGTCTGCCCCTGCAACGCGGCCTGCTCTTGCGTGGCTTGGAGGTTCTCGTTGTTGGCGGTCGTCGAGCCTGTGACCAGATCGTTGAAGGTCTGCTGGTAGGCGCCGGAAGCGTACTGCTGCCCGTACTGTTCGAGTTGGGTAAGAGCCGCGCCCGAGACAGCCGTGCCACTGGAGGCAGCACTGCGAGTAGCCGAGTTGAGCCCGAGTTGGTACTGCGCCTGGATGGCGGGGTTGCTCATGTAGTTACCGGCGAGCGCAGACAATTGGCTCGTGAGGTTTGAGCCTGCGTTGTTCTCGGAGGCGGTCGTCGACCCGGCGTTAGTGTTCAACCCGGCGATACCACTGATCTGGCCGTTGAGTGCGGAGGTCAGGTTCTGCGCCGTGGAAAGAGCCCCCGGATCACCAGTGACAGCAGTGTTGGCCCCCATCAAAGCGTTGCCCGCCCCTGTGGTCAACTGTGACCCGGCAGTGGCTTCGGCGCCCGTGTTAGCCAACTGCCCGCTCACCATCGGCTGGTAGTTGGCATACTGTCCGCCGAAGGGGGAAGCCGCAGCAGCGCCCGCCGCAGCGTTAGTCCCCGCCGAGCCGAGTTGCGAAATGCCCGCAGCACCACTGAAGATGCCCGAGAGAAGTTGTGCCAGCGAAGATGGGTCCATTTTAGAAGCTTCCCAAAATAATTTCTAACTCAAGGGCTTCGGCCCGGAATGCTACTGGTTCAGTGTGGCGAATCTTGAATGCCCTGCGGCGGAACCTGCCTGCCGGTGTCACCGTTGCCCGTTGCCCTTGCTGCGTACTCATGAAGCGGCTAGACGAATACGACTGGTAGTCGTTATCCGAGTAACTCACCATCACGTTGAAGGACTGGATGTCCGCGATGAGGGTGATACGGCGGCAGACCTTCCACTGGCTTATGCCGCCATCGTACCGGTCGGTGATGATCTGGAGGTCGATAGGTCCACCGTTGTCCGTCACGTCAGTCGAGTCCTGTACGTAGATGGCGCCGCTCGTCGGGTCCTGAAGATAGTCCAAGTCCATCACCTGGGCACTGGCGACCGGACGGAAACAGTTCTCCGAGAAGTTGGCGAACCCAGCATTGCCAGGATTCCCTGCCGGAGCCGTACCGATCTGGTACGTGAACGTGTTGGTGTCGACTACCGTGATGTTGAAGATGCCGTTGTAGTCCGGGATGACGGCGCCCTGGATAACGACAGGATCGCCATCCGAGGAGCCGTTGTTGGGCACCACTGCCGTCACCGTGCCATACGGGTCCGCTTCCAACAGCGTAACCTGCTGAGTCGGGTTCTGCGTGTTGGACGTGAAGATGGTCCACAGGCCCGAGTCGAACGAATAAACGAGCGTGATGTTAGTCGTGCGCAAGGTCAACACGTAGCAGCTATGGCCGTACTGATCCACCGAGAACGCCGAGATGTTATTCAACGGATCGTTCTGGAGGATACGGTCGACGAACGCTGTGCTGATTTTCACCGGCATATAGTTCTGGATCATGTAGACCGAGGCACCTTCACGCCGGGTCTGGCCGATCCACACGACCGAGTTCTGCATCTCGATCACCGACTCGCCAGCGGCGCACCCAACCAGCGAAGGCAGGGACGTGTTGGGCAGGAGCGGGGAAGCGGGCGGCGGTACACCCGCATCCGCGAAGAACTCCATGCTCCACACACCGAAGCCCACCACGTAGTTGAGGTACTTGGCAATCGCCACCCCACCGTTTGGTTCGTTCTCCATTGCAATGAAGCCTAAGGCAGTCCACGTCGAAGGGTCGTTCTCTGCCGAGTTCCAAATCTGCCCTTCGGGGTCCATCACGAAGAAGAAGGTATCGAGGTAGACGATGCCAGGGACCGTGACGGTTGGGTAGTTAGGAACGTTCGACAGCTTCGTCAGGGCGTTCAGGTTCGAGTTGAACGAGTACAGGTCATGCGTCGACTTGAACACCAGCAGGGGCGTGGTGATCGAGGTAGCGGTCTGAGTGAAGTGGTAGAAGCCGCCTGCTACGTTAGGGGCCAGGGCCACCGTCAAGCCGGTGAAGTCGACCAGCCACACGTCATCGTAGAAGGTGGAGGTTGCCGTGGCTTCCCCACCAATCTCCCAGAGATTGCCGAAGCCGAAGAAGGCGCCGCCACTTCGTACCGGCCACCCCGCCGAGAAGTTGGTGCCCGTATTCTCGAAGGTCACGCCGTCCGTGGTCGACCAGATACGTTGAACGTCAGAGCCGGAGGCGCTGTATTCGAGGAGGTAGACGACACCGTTCAGGGTAGTGGCCTGGAGTTGTTTGGCCCCGCCGTTGGAGGTGCCGTCCAGCATCGCATAGGCGCCAGCATTGAACCCAACGTTCAGGCCAAAGGCTACGTTCGGGGCTCCCGTGTAGCCGCTTCCGACGTTGCCGAAGGTGACTTGTACGTAGGGTCCGAGGGCTGACTTGTCCCCATCCCCATCGTCATCAAAGTCTGTAAAAGCATAAGCTGTTGCTCCCGTGCCGCCAGTGCCACCAGAAACCGTGATCGGGCTCGGGATAGGGAAGTCTTGCCCGTAGGAGTCAAACGCCGCAATAGGCCAAACACCAGATGCCGCAACAGCGAACGGGTTTGAAGATGAGCGGGTCCAAGTAGTGCCATCGGGGGAGGTCCAGCAATCAGAGGTTGCAAAGTGGAAAGGGTCCGACAGTTGTCCGCCGACGACCGTCAGCTTGGTGCCCATCCAGAAGAAGCCGAGGTTCGAGCGGGCAACCCACGGGGCTTCCTTGGCGCACTGCGTCCACGAGACGCCGTCAGGGGAAGACCAGACATCGGAGTAGAAGGTGTTGCCTGCTCCGTTGGAGGCGGGACCGGCTGTACCCCCTGCGATGTACATGAGAGAAGAGGAGGCGGTGACGCCGAAGGAGAACCGAGGGCCGAATGCCGCCGCACTGATCTGAGTCCAGTTGATCCCATCGGGGGTCGACCACACATCCCCGAAGACGATGTTGCCCGAGCCAACACCAGTCGTCCCGCCCATCAGGTAGAGGGTGTTGTTGAAGACGATGACCGAGGCGCCGCCCCTGGGGAACCATGCCGCCGTCCCATTGTTGACCCAGGCCAAGCCATCGACCGACGACCAGATATCGTTCTGTGGGACTCCTGCCGAATTGATGCCACCGAATATCCACAGCTTGCCTTGGAAGCCAACTCCCATAGGCAGTGTGCGGGTAGAGAAGGTAGCCGACCCTGTGACCTGTTGAGCGGTCAGGACGATGGAGGACGCCCCGAACGCATTGAGCGTATCGCCCGAGATGGAGTAGAGGTTGCCGAGGTAGTTGTCGATGCCCTGCCCAATACCTACCGTCCCCTGGAACGCCAACCTTTGCCCCGGCCTTTTGATGACGCGCAGAGTCCCCCGAGTCGACTGCTCGATGATCCCGTTGAGGACCTTCGCATCGGTCGAGGTGGTAGCGTCCCTGTTCTCCAGGGGCTCGACAAGAGGGAAGCGGACTGGCGGTTGATCCATTACCGGCTCCGGGTATCGTAGAGGAACCTGACCGAGTCCGTGTTCTCCTGCGACCAGTTAATCATGTCCTCGTAGGCTTTCGCCGCGCGCTGTTGGATCATCTGGACGCGGTCGAGAGACGTGGCGTATTCGAGGCTGATCTCATTGGCAAGGCACCACGTCAACCCCATGTAGCATTCCTGGGGGAAGTCGACCGGGTCAGTGCCAATCTCGACATCGTTCAGCGTCACGAGGCCAATCATCCGCAACGAGTAGTTGTCATCGGCAGGAGTGGGGTAGACGAAGATTTCAGAGTTCTGCGGTTCGATACTCCCGTTGTTGTCATTGAACGGGCGATAGAGCATCGAGTTCACTACGCCCAGGGAGTTCTTGCTTCCGTACATGTTGTACTCTTGAATCGAGAGTTGATCGATGGGAGTATCGAACTGGGTGGGGTTGAACCGGACGAACGCCTGCTGCACCTTCAAGATGCGGGTCGTCACGAGTGAGCCAGTGCCGGTGGCATACGGCCCAATCTGATACGTCCTCTGTCCCGCCACCAGCGGCAGCACCGTCTCGACCACCTTCCACATAGGCTGGCCCTGGAGTATCCACGCCTTAATCATCATATTGAAGGCGAGACTCACATACTGGTAGTCTTGGCTGGTCGGCGGGTTCGTGGCGTCGTAGGTGCCACAGAGCCTCAGAGCCCTGTTGATGACATCGTCCCGGCTAACGCTAAAAGTGGTGCTCATCTCAACTCGCTGCGTAGAGGATGTAAGAAGTGGTCGAGCCGTCGCCAGTGGCGAACTGGAATTGAACGATAGTCCAGAGAACCAGAGCGTTGTCTTTCCACGTGCCTGACCATGTCAACACATCACCTTCGTTGGGGGAAGACGTGAAGGTGAGGTTGCCGAAATTGGACGTGAGGTTGTAGTCGACACCGGGCGTCTGGAGGATGCGATTGCGGTAGACGGCGGGAGTGCCGATGATGAGGTTGCCGTACTCGACGCCCTCGGTTGGGGTGACGCCGTCGCCAGGGTTGGGGGTGCCGCCGAGGATTGCAGGACCGGCGCCGAGGCCGAGTTGGCCGAGAGGCAGGAAGACAGGCCGTACCTCGGGCTGGGTCCAGGGCGGCGCCTGCTCGTCGGGCACACCGCGAACGAAGTCCTGGGGCTGGCGCGGTTCCCAGTCCTCCTTGCAGACGTAGACGCCGTCCCACCGCAGACGCAACTCGCTGGCCTTGCGCTTGAACCCGCAGACCCGGCAGATAGCGTTGTAGTCGCCCAGCTTGAAGTAACCCCGATTCCCGCTCATGGCAACGTCACCCCCGCATTGATCCCCTGGCGAGCGGTCAAGGTCACGTTCGCAGCGGCGCCGAGTTCAGTGCAGCAGGGGTTGCAGAGCAGGACAGATGGGATCACTGCGACGAGATTCGAAGCGGCGCCAGCCAGGACGGGGGTATTGAAGTTCGACTTGTTGAGGCTTTGATTGCCACACACGTCGCAGATGTAGAACAGTTGAGTAGCCACGAGTACGCTCCATAAACTAGGAAAAGCCCTCGGGGAGAGGGCTCACTACGTAGACTCGTTGCGGGATTATACCGCAGATTTTAGCAGGAGGTGAATTGGTCCGGGGAGGCATGAACCAAAAGAGTCTGGTTCCTGGCTTCAATCAAGCCGGGGTGGAAAGCTACAATACGTACTTCGATACCTTTCCACAGGACACGTTCCCCTACCCGAAGAGGTTCTGGCGCAACCCCCTCCGTCACAACCGATAAGGCAATGGGATTTGAATACAGGCCCATATAACCTCCTACGAAAGCGTAACCGTTACGCCAGTGGGCGATTGGTAGGTAGCAGGCGGCACGACCACAGCCGGGACCGTAAAGGCGGTTGTCACGGGATTGCCAAGAGGCGCTACCCCATTGACTGTCATCAGGCCATTGGCTTGAACAGTGACCGTGTAGTCGCCTGGGTTCAAGGCGGTAGCGAAGGTGCAGGTGTCGGTGGTAACCGACTGCGATTCAATATGCCCCGTGCCTGCGGCATGATCCAGGCTGAACACATAACCCTCAAATGACGCAAATCCGTCCGGAAGGTCTGCGGTTTCGGTGGTGATAGTTGCAGTAGCGATAGCCATAAATTACTCCTAAGTTAAGCCCCGCCAACACTGATGGGGCGGTACTTGACAGTTTGAAGCATCAGGGTCCAGGTAACTGTACCCGCTGCCAGGGCATCGATAACGATTACCGAAAAACTAATGGCCCCTGTCACACCAACACCGGCATTATTTTGCAATCCCCCGAACCACTTGGCTTCTATCTTACCCCGGCCTGACAACTCTGTGATGAGGATAGGTGTGGTGGCATTCCAGTACAACTGGATAGCGATGCCGTCCGAAATGGAATACTGAATGCAGTCAATGCGCAAGCGGGTGGCCGGGTGTAATCCGCTCATGCCAGGGTTCATGTCACTCAAGGACCCGTTAGTTGGGTCTTGAATAATCGTAAACGCTGGCAAGGCGGGTGTTGGAGCCGTGTCATCCCCTGTGGTTTTTGTAACCACATTACGCGGCCCATCGATTTCAATCTGAGTCGCATTCGAGGCCATCTTACCGCTCCTTCTGGGCTTGGTGGAAGTCCGCCAGACCGGCGATGATAGCTCCCGTGGCCCCGTTGCCGAACACTATCGTCGGAGACAGTGGGACAGTCGGAAGAGTCGGCGCCGTCAAGCGGGCTACACAACCAGCGTTGTTCGGGCCGTTCGTGGTGCCGATGTTCGACTGCGGTACGAAGCCAACCAACTGCGTATCGGCGTAGAACTCTACGTCACCTTGGCGGGTGATGTAGATGGCGAGGTCGAAGTAGGTTGCGTTGGTCAGGGCAAGAGCGCCCAGAGGGATGTTCACCGAGACCGTGGCCGAAGCCACCGTCACGTTGCCCACCAGTTGTACGCCACCAGCGGCCTTGCTGAAGTACACGCCATTCACCACCGTAGGGGTGGCCGGAGCCGCAAACGTCGCAATCAAGCCAGCCAGAAACGTCTGGGTGGTTACGTTCGCCATCTGAAAGCGGCCTTCCCAGAACACCTTCTTCGGGGGGGTGTTGACAGTGAAACCGCCCACCGGAGTTTGCACACCAGCAAAGGAACCGGCAGCAACCAGCGTGGTGAAGGAAGCAATGCCACCATCACCGGCAACTACAGCATTCGTCGGCGTGGTTCCGATATTGACATAAGCCCCGGTGATCCCCAAGCTCTGGTCGAAGTCATCGACAAAGGCGTGGTAGAACAACGGGTTCCAATTGCCGCAATCAGCGAGAGGTTGGAACGGGGCATCAGGCGTGCCGCCCGAAGTCTGCCGAACCGGAGGTTGAGAAGCTACTACGGCCATGACCGCTCCTTAGATTTGGGGCTTACCGTTCTTGAACGGATGGGCGATTGTCTTTGCACCGAGGCCAGGGTTGCGCTTCGACACGGGCGTTGCCGTCATCGGCACTGCCTTGAAGGGAGTGTTGGGGAGGGACACGCCTGCTGCCTGCACGCCCAGCTTGTAATCTTTCCGATTGCGAGAGTCGGCCATGATCTATTTCCGTTTGGACTTGCGGGCAGTTGAGAGGGCCACTGCGACGGCTTGCTTATTCGCCTTGGCCTTCCCGAACTTCTTCGCCGTCTTGGCGAACGTCTTGCCCTTGTGGAACTCAGAGATGTTCGAAGAAACCGTCTTCTTCGATGAACCCTTTTTCAGAGGCATGACGTTCTCCAGATTACGGCCCGTTCGACCCGAAGAGACCACGAGGATCGGTCCAGAAGAACGAGTACCGTTCACGGGACTTCGCCTTGGCGTTGTCGGTGTCGAAGTCGTTGTCCTGCTCGAATGAGATTGGGACACGGGTGTAGGACTTAAGGCCGTCCGGGCAGTTGGTGCGGAGGAACCACGCATGCGGCGACGTGAGGTAATGATTCACGTGGATGCCGCCTGGGATGGCGCCAGTAGCCTTGATGACGTTGATGTCATTGTTGGCCGTGCCCGGTTGGAACACCGACTTCATGATTCGGTTGGCATTGAACCATTCCTGACGCGGAACGATCAAGCGTTGCGGCATGATGTTGATGAGGTTGCCCACGTCATCCGCCGTACCCATGATCTGGATGATGAGGTCTTCGAGCGACGCTTCCGACAAGTCGGCGCCCACTGCGAGCATGTTCGAGAACGAACCGCCCGAGGTGTTCGGGTGAGCCACGTTCAGCAAGCTCACTCCGTCGCCGCCGTTGAAGCCGGTGGTGAACGCGTTGTTGTAGATGTTCGCTGCGACGTTCTCTTTGGTCTGGCGGAAGCTAAATGCCAGACTCGCAGCACGCCGCTTGGACACCTTCTCGTAGAGGTCATCCTCCAACTCTTCCTGCGTCACGATGTAGCCGAGGCTGTACGTGAGGTGGACGTAGCGGGAGATGAAGCCCTGGAGTTCCGAGGTGTAGATCGTACCGCCAGACTCGGGCTTGACCGGAGCCAACCCGAAGCCGGTGATCTGAACATCTTCCTCGTAGTTCTGGTGCGAGGTGTCCTGCTCGAAGAGCATCGGCCATTCTTCGGGATGCTCCGCGTAGGTCCGACCCCACCACGCCTTGATACCCGGCCACAAGGCTTTGGGGTGGGTGCCTGTATTGATGATGCCACCAACTGCCATGATGATTCTCCGTTGTGGTTAGGTTTAGACGCCGACAGTGCCAGGAGACGGCTTGCCGTACTGATGCGTGTTGAAGACAACCAACAGCGGCATGTTCACACCGAATGCGACGTTGGGGCGGTAGGGAATTCCGACGATCTTCAGCGGCAGGGTAGCCGTCACAGCGATGGTATCCACCACCGTTGCCGAGAGAGGTCCGATTGTGTTGGCAGGAGCCGTGGGCAAGAACGAGGCGTTGGAACCCACCGTGGTAGCTTGCGCTGCCGCGAGAGAAGCCGAGCCTTGGATTTCAAATAGCAGCGAAGGATCGTCCGCCACCCAAACGTAGTAGTCGTTCAGCTTGGCGGCTGGCACGAACTGGAGGTTCAAGTTGACTGCGGTGCCTTGAGTTTGACCAGCGCCGACACCGATAGGGGCAACCTGCACGCCGACGATAGCGCCGATGGGCAAGCAAGCTGTCTGGGAACCGGTGAAGCCGGTGATGTTCGGGACACCGTTGATGTCCGAACCTTGCGTGGAGCCGTTCAGACCGGCAGCAGGGACCAACTGAACAATGTCGCCATTGTAGTAAGCCTTGGTGTCGGTCGACTGGATGTGGTACAGGTTCGCCTTGCCGTTCCAGGGATTTCCGTCCTGGGTCTGGACCGGCTGGAGGCCATGCGGAGCGGCAGGGTTTGCCATTGTCATTCTCCAGAATTATGAAGTCGTCGAGCCGTAGTCGATGCCACTTTTCGGAATGTAGGCACCTTCCACCGGCGTAGTCGTTCCCGTTCGAATGGCCTTGTCGATTGCTGCGGCCCGCTTCTGGTAGAACGCATCGTTCTCGTTCTTCCATTCCTGCTTGATCTTCATCAAGTAGGCTACCAGCGGCCCGCCCTGTTCGGTGTGCCCTACGATACGGCTAACTCGGTCGCCGGAGTCAGCGCTTGCAGCGCCCATTCCCGGCTCTATCTCGACTTCACTCTGGGAGACGAACTCGTATCCGTTAGCCAGGGCCTCATTCACCCTATTGGGATAGTCGTTGATCCAGTGGCAGTATAACCCACTTGCCATAAGTTTGCTGCAATCGACACCAAGCTTCGATCCGCCGAGCATCGGACGGCGGGAACGGCCCGCCGTTTCGCGATCTGTGATGGACCGTACTTGCGGCGCGATAGCCTCACGGGTGGGGATGCCTTCGTGCTGGTCTTGCTTGCTCATGATGGTTCCTTACTGGTAGTTGGAGAAGTATTCGGCCTGGGCTTTGGCCTTGTCCATCTTCTTATCGCCCTCGACATAGAAGCCCGCTTTGTAGAAGCGCTCGAACTGAGCTTTGACTTCGGCGGGGAGAGAGTTGAAGCCCTTGCCAGACTTGGCCGGGGTGAAGGAGGAGCCACCGCCGCCACCACCTTCGACCATACCTGGGGCAGGAGATTCGAACTCCTCGAACTGCTTGGCGAAGACCTTGCGAGTCTTCTTGGCAACCTCGGCCAGGACTTGCTTGGGGGTGAGTCGTTCGGCCTGGGGCTTCTTCATTTCCCGATCTTGAATGGATAAAGCTGCGCCGTTGGCGTACTCCACCAGTTCTGGATTCTTGCGGTCGTCGAACCAGGGGTTCTCGGACATCCACTCCTGCACGTCCGGGTGGACAGTAGGGTCTTGCTTGGCAGGAGCCTTGACCTCGGGGATCGAGGAAGGTGCCGCTTTCAACTCATCCATCTGATCACGGAGGTCCTCAGCGGCAAGGGCATCGCCGTTGGCTAGGGCTTCCCGGCGCTGCTCCTTCAACTGCCGGAGGGCGTTGGTCATCGCGTTGTCCTCAACCTTCTTGAGGTACTCCCGGATTTCCTTGACGGTGGCGCCCTGCTCCGTCATCTCTTGCCTAAGGCGGGTAATCTCCGCATCCTTCTTGGCGAGAGTCTTGCGCAGGATCGGGTTGATCTGCTTGCCCCGGTTGACGAAGGTCTCAGCATCGGACCACTCGGCTTCGTCACCGCGCCATTCGGCAAGTGGGACCCAGCCTTGCTCACGAGCTTCCGCCACGATGTGGTCGTCACCGCCACCTTCATCGGCGCCGCCACCACCCAACACATCTTTTATATCAGCCATGTCATTCCCCCAGAACCATCATGATGTCCAAGTCGTGAACGACTCGGTAATTGACCTTGTTCTTCAGGTCGCCTTCTTGAAACAGCCAACCTCCGAACTTGGCAATGCGGACCTTATCGCCCACCTTGACCCAGTCTGCCGGTTGGTCGTGGAAGGCTTGCGCCCCCAAAGCAACCACAGTACCTTCCATCTGTTGCATCTCAGCACGACCTTCCAACGTACCGGGAGCGGCAATGATGATGCCGGACGCAGTCGTTGTTTCGGGCGGGTCCATCAAGATCAGGACCTTGTTACCACTCGGCTTCCACTTCGTTGTCATTGATGTCTTCCTCTTTCTAGATATGACACACAGTTTAAAAGAACTACCTCACTATCTCCGGCATGACCAAGTATCAAATTACAGTTGCTGCAAAACTTACCTCTACATTGCGCTATGCTTGGTCGTCCCATAGGTCCTCTTCATCCATCGTTAGTAAATAAGAGTACACCTCATGCGCACCGATAGCCTTCGCTCTACGAACTGCTTCTTCATGCGGATCATCTAATCCCACGCCACCCCTAAAACGGGCTAGCTCCTCCTCCTCCAACTCCCGGAGGTGCCGCTCCAGCATCGCCTTGACCGCCTGTTGCACCGGATGCGCCGAGAAGAGCACCCAGTCCTCCTCCTCCACCACTACTGTCCTTGCCACCATCGCTCTCCTTATCGTTGCCACCCATCATTGAGTGGAGGATTTTGATTGCCTCCAGCGTTCCCTCTTGCTTGTTCTTCGCGGCTCCGATTTGCGCCTCAATAAGCGCAATCTGATGCCCAGTATCCACACCCTTCGCCTCAGCAAGAGTTTGAACAACTTGTGCCTCCAAGAGTTTGATTTGGGCTTGTTGCAACTCAGCCTTGGAGACCAAGTCGAGGAGCTTGATCTTGAAGTCGAGTTGCTGCTTGGCCTGAGCCGACTGTTGCTTGAGTTGCTCGATCTGAAGCTTCGGGTTCTGCGGAGGCGGAACGGCGAACGGACCCTTAGGATCAGGTAGGAACTTGTCGATGTCAGGGACCTTCAGGGCTTGAAGGTAGTAACGATGGACTTGATAGATGTCGTAGCCTGGAGCCGCCATTGCCGCCTGCATCAGCGACGAGGCTTGGTTGTAGCGTTGGGCGTCCGACATGTAGAACGGGTCGGCGCTAGGGCGGATCGTAACCTCGGCATTCTTGTAGAGGTGCGCTGCTGCCTTAGACTGCGGCGGGGCTGACTGAGCGAAGTACGGCATGCTCTCGTCAAGGAACACGCAGTTCAGGCGGAACAGTTTGCGCAACTCCTGAGTGAAAGCCCGATGCGTCCGCTTGAAGATGCCGTTGAACACCTTCATGCCCTGCTCTACCATCGCACGGGAAGTCTCAGCCGGAGTATTCTGACCTGGGTTCTTACCTTGCAGAATGTCAACCGCACCAGCGATCTGCTGTCCATACTCGATGAGGAGGGTGAGCAGTTGGAAGAGCGACTGGTTAGGCGGTGGAGGGGGCAGAGGAACAACACTCTTCCTGATGTCATCTCCACTTCCATCAACAGTCTTCCACTCGCCGGGGCGGAAACGATACTCGCCCTTCTTATTCTTGAACCCGCGCCCAAGGAAGCCCCCTCCAGCATTGGCAAGGGTTCCCGAATCGAGCATCTGGTTGAGCGAGGAATCAATGGCGTGATTGAGCGGCCCGAGTAGAGCACCGAATCCGAGGTCATAGAAGCCACCATCCGGCGAGGGGATGAAAGGATACTTCGTGAACATCGTCAGAGGGTTGATTCGGATGAGTTTTCCGGAGGGTAGGAAAGTAACATCCTTGCGAGTGAAACGCGGCACGATTCGCAGCACTTGGGCCGTATCATAGCGAACAGTGACGATGTATGGTTCGGCGTAGCCGTCGCCGTCCAAATCGAGCGTGCGATGTTGTTCCAGCAACTCGTATGGAGCATCGTGGTCGGCCACGACAGGCCGGATTCCTTGTCGGTCGTCGGTCTCTTCTTCGAGCATGTAGCGGAGTCGGGGCTCGGCTCGGGGGGAACCTTCTTTGAACTCGGCAAAGATTCCTCGGGCTTGGCGCTCGTAGACGGCGTTAGGGTCGAGGTAGATGATGTGGGTAAGGCGGGGGGCATGCTCAATGTCCTTGGTGTAGTAGGACACGACGATGTCCTTCGGGGAGATAAACTCCGAAACGTTGTGGCACAGGATGGGGTCGAAGTAGGACTTCTTGAAGGCGCACCCCATGATGGCTTGGGTCAAGAGCATCTTGTCGTGGTTCTCTTCCCAGGTCTCGTCCTCTTCGAGGATTTGATAAGACATGTGGTCGGCTATTTCGTTGGCCTGTTGGGTCAGGGCATCGAACTTGGCCTTGAGTTGCTGAGCTTGCTGCTGGGCTTGCTGCATAGCCTGCTGCGCCTGGGGGTCAGGCGGTTGACCCGGCTGGGCAGGAGGCATCGTAGGCAGCGTCAGCTTAGGCATTTTCTGTAGCGGACGAGCAGCGACAGGTTGTCCACCGTTGACCAGCGCGGGGTAGGCGCGAGACTGATACTGAAGGGCGGCAATAGTCAAGAGAGGGAACTTGACGTTGGCGGCATCCGGCCACGGGAAGGTCTTCTTCTCGGTGACTTGAAGGGCTAGGCGCATAGCCAACTGCATCCGCTCTTCCCATTCTTGGCGAGAGACCCGGTCGTTGTCGAAGTCCTGCTTGACCATCGCACCGAGGGTGTCGAGGTCATGCTCGTCGAAACGGTCGACGAGGTTCGAGGAGCGCATCAACTTCTCGTCGAGCGCGATGAAGTGTTCAAGGTTCCACGGAGCATTAGCCGGGGCCTGATCTTCGAAGTCAGTAACACTCATGATTGCAATTCCAAATAGGTAGACCACAAGGGCAGGCGTCACAATCTTCAGTGGGGTAGGGAGAGTAGGGCTCGCCGTCGCCCTCCCGGCTCACCGCTACGGAGGAGCTTACTTCGGGCGCTCCCAGATGTGCAAGGGTTCGCTCGCTACGCTCGCCGCCTTCGGCGCCCTTGACATCCGGTTCTGCGCGCCCTCGTGTCGCCCCTCTTCGCGGGTGAACCTCAACGGGCGCGGCATCGCTGCTAGTACCCAGTGATAGGGTTGCGTCCTTCATCTAAGGCTCCAGATTCTTCCATCTCCTCTTCCCACTCCAGTTCGTCAAGCTCGCGGCGGGTGAGAGAGGGGGAGAGTTTGTTGAGGTAGAGGCCAAGCCACGCCAGGGCGTCAACTCGGTCGTCGTTCTTCCCACGCGGGAAGTTTATCATCTCTTCGTAGAACGAGAACCACCATTCGGCGTCGCAGTCGAAGTGGACGCCGCCTGCCCGCATCCGGGCTTGGATGGAAGTGGCACGAGCCTGCTTGTCCTTGTGGGGGCGAATCCTTTCAATCGATAGATAGCGCCCTCGTTTCCGCATCTCGGCTTCCAAGAACGGCCCGATGGTCTTGGCGATATTCTCGTCCTCGACGACCCAGAAGTCGATGTTGTAAAGTTCCTGGAGGCGGAACATCTCTTCTATCGATTCAAGAGGGTCCAGACGCTTGGCAATAACTTCCACAATATGAAGTAGGCCATCAGGGCTAACTCCACCAACAACAATGGCAGTGGGATCGCCCTTATCGGACTGTCCAATCGAGAAGTCAATCGCCGCGTACATCGTCTTAGGTTCTTCATGATCCGCCGCCGTCATTGCACGGAAGTCGCTCTTCCGAAAGTAGGCGTCCGCTTCCGCAACAGGGTGAGAGAGATACTCTTGAGAGTAGCCCGAGGGGTTGCCTGCCGATATGTACCGCTGCCGCTCTCGACGAAGGCGTGCCTCCGTGAATTTCTCGGGCCAGAGAATTTCGCCAAAGTCGTCAAACGATTTATGGGCGCGGAAGCGACGACCCACCCATCCATTGTCAGGGTCTGTAAGTAGCCGTTCGAGTAGCGAATCCATATGTAGGATTGTCCCAAGGAACCGTACTCGCAGATTATCGGCCCCACACGGAAGGAGGGCGTTGTTGAACCAGTCTCTGAGTTTTTCACGGCGTTCCTTTGACATGACTGCTTCGTCGTTTTCTAAGTCATCGACGACGATGAGGGAGGGGCGCTTGTTGTGCCAGAGAAGGCCACGGACGGCTTGTTCAGCGCCCTTACCTACGACGCAGAACTCTCGACCCCCTGCCTCCGCTACCAGTTGGGTTTCGTTAGCCCGCAAGACCCGTACACCAAATTCGGTTCGTAGGTCATGGTTGTCCGTAAGTATTCTGGTGAGATTTGCAAGATGCCCTGCGGCGAGCGCTTCGGTCGCGGACACGAGGAGGGCGAAGTCATCAGAACCAAATAGAAGGCTTGCGAGACTGAAGGCGTGAGTTCCCGCAGTGGACTTGGCATGGCCGCGAGGAGCCGCAACTGCCACGTTCTGTTCGGGCGAACAGAATAGATTCCACAGGTCTCGGTGGAACTGGGGAGT